GATCACATCACCCCCAAAGCCAAGGGTGGAACGGACGACCTGACCAACCTCCAGGCCATCTGCCGACCCTGCCATCAGGACAAGACGGCACAGGATGAAGGGCGCCGGGCCAAGCCCACCATCGGCGCAGACGGCTGGCCGACCAGATAGGGGGTGGGTCAATGCCCAGGCCGTCGCGCCCAAGGACCGACCCACCAGCTCGCTTTCAACGCTAACACAGGAATTCGCCATGTCACGCAAGCAGCGCATCGATAGCGCCGCAGCGGCGGTGACGATCATGACCAAGCAGGACTTGGTTCCACCTTCGCACGTTCGGTTGCAGGACTGCGATCAACCATTCTGGCGCTCCGTGCTGGCGGAGTTCGCCCGCAGCGAGTGGACTGACCACCAGCTTGAGCTTGCCGGGATGCTGGCGCGGGCCATGGCGGATCTGGAGCGCGAACAATTCGATTTACGGGCGGAGGGCTCGGTCATGTCGTCCGAACGGGGCACGCCAGTCGTCAATCCGCGCAAGCAGGTGGTGCAGATGCTGGCGGGAACGATCCTGTCGATGCGGCGCAGTTTGTCGCTCCACGCGCGCGCGCAAATGGGCGAGGCGCGGGACGTGGCCAAGCGGCAGGATCAGGCCAAGGCGATCGAAACCGACCTAGGCGATGATCTGTTGGCGAGGCCGTCGCTGCAATGACGCGCGGCGAGAAGGTCATTGCCTTCATCGAGCGATATCTATCTGTCCCGGAAGGGGCGCAAGTGGGCAAGCCGATCCGGCTCGCTGAGTTCCAACGCAAATTCATCCTTGCAGTATACGATAACCCGCACGGCACCCGCCGCGCCTACCTGGCGATTGCGAGAAAGAACGGCAAGAGCGCGCTGATTGCCTGCCTGCTGCTGGCCCATCTGGTCGGGCCGGAAGCGAAACTGAACAGCCAACTGGTGAGCGGGGCGCGGTCGCGGGATCAGGCGGCGCTGGTGTTCGCACTGGCGAGCAAGATGGTCCAGCTCTCGCCGGAGTTATCCAAGATCGTTCGGGTGGTGCCCTCGGGCAAGCGCCTGATCGGGCTCACGATGAACACCGAATTCAAGGCGCTGGCGGCAGACGGGACCACGGCGCACGGGCTTTCCCCGGTGCTGGCGATTCTGGACGAGGTGGGCCAGGTCAAAGGCCCGCAAGACGATTTCATCGACGCGATCACCACGGCGCAGGGCGCGCACGACGCCCCACTGCTGATCGCGATATCTACCCAGGCGCCGACCGACGCGGATCTGTTCTCGGTGTGGTTGGACGATGCCGAGCGGTCGCAAGACCCGGCGATTGTGAGCCATGTCTATGCCGCGCCGGAAGGCTGCGAACTGGACGATGAGGCAGCATGGCGAGCGGCGAACCCCGCGCTCGACCTGTTCCGCTCGCGGCGGGACGTGGAAGAACAGGCGGCGCAGGCCAAGCGGATGCCCGCGAGCGAGAATACGTTCAGGGTTTTGACGCTCAACCAGCGGGTCAACATGGTTTCGGCGTTCGTGTCGCCGGGCGTGTGGAAGGCCGGCAACGGAACGCCTGGCGAACTCGACGGCACGGTTTATGGCGGGCTCGATCTTTCGGCGACCACTGACTTGACCGCGCTGGTGCTGACCTGCCGCAAGGATGGGGCGCTGCATGTGCAGCCGCATTTCTGGATGCCGCAGGACATGGTGGCGGAAGCCACACGGCGGGACCGGGCCCCTTATGACCTATGGGTAAGGCAGGGGTTCCTGCGAACCACGCCGGGCAAGGTGATCGATTACGATTTCGTCGCGCGGGACATCGGCGAGATCACCGCCGGGCTGTCTGTCGCCAAGATCGGGTTCGACCGCTGGCGGATGGACCGGATGAAGGCGGCGATGGAACGGCAGGGGGTGGACCTCCCGCTTGAGCCGCATGGGCAAGGCTTCAAGGACATGAGCCCCGCGCTCGATGCACTCGAAGCCGATCTGTTGCAGGCCAAGGTTTTGCATGGCGGGCACCCGGTGCTCGCGCACTGTGCCGGTAATGCGGTGTCGGTCAGTGATCCTGCGGGGAACCGCAAACTTGAGAAGAACAAGTCCACCGGCCGGATTGACGGCATGGTGGCCTTTGCGATGGCGGAAGGGGTGGAAGCGATGTTTGCCGAAGCCCCGATGTTCTCCCCGTGGGATGATCCGTCCTTCAGCCTGGTGGCCTCCTGATGGGTTACGATCTCAGCCCCCGTGCCGCGCAGATGTCGCGCCAATGGGAAACCACCAGGGCCAACGGCAATGTTGTGGCCATCCGCAGCGCTGAAGAACGGGCTTCGACCCTCACCGGCTCACCGTATTCGCTCGAGGCGGCCAATTCGAGTTTCCTGCAGGTCCTGACGGCCAACAACGTGACCCTGCCGGTGGTCACGATCCAGACCGCCCTCACTGTTCCGGCGGTGTGGTCGGCGGTGTCATTCCTGTCGCGGACCTTAGCCAACCTGCCGCTGCACAGTTACCGTAACACCGCAAGCGGCCCGGAAAAGATCGCAGGCGGGCTGCAGACGCTGATCCACGAGGCGCCCAATCCAGAGTGGACGGCCTTCAAGCTGCGTCAGTATTTCTGGCAGCAGGTGTTCACCGGCGGGCGCGGCCTGATCTGGATTGAACGCTCGGGGTCCAACATTGTCGGACTGTGGCCGATCAATCCCGAAGTGGTTTCGATCCGGCGCGATGGCACCAATCGCACGACCTATCACATGATCAATGGGGTGATTTACCCCGCTGCAGACGTGATCGACGTGCCTTTCATGCTCCGGGCGGACGGGCTCAACCAGTACGGCCCGATTGCGCAGGGCGAGAAGGCCATCCAGCTCGCGCTGGCGATGAACGATTACGCCTCGACCTTTTTTGCCGGGGGCGGAGTTCCCCCGCTGTCGGTCAGTGGCCCCCTCCCCGCTGGCCCCGAGGCGATGAAGCGTGCCACGGCCGATATCAACCGGGCGATTACCTCGGCCAAGGAAGACAGCAAGCCGATTGTCGCGCTGCCCCCGGGCTATGATTTGAAGCCGATCGGGTTCGATCCCGACAAGGGCCAGATGACCGAGGCGCGGTTGTTCCAGATTCAGGAAATCGCCCGGATTTACGGTCTGCCGCCGGTATTCCTGCAGGATCTGTCGCGCGGGACGTTCGCCAACGTCGAGCAGCAGGACCTGTTCTTCACCAAGCACCTGGTCGCCCAATGGGCGCAGGCGTTGGAGGAGGAAATGAACCTCAAACTGTTCGGCCAGCGCAATGGCGGCCGATACGTTGAGCACAATCTCGATGGGCTGCTGCGCGGCGACTTCACCTCGCGGATGCTGGGCCTGTCGCAGGGCGTCCAGAACGCGATCCTCACCCCGGACGAGGCGCGCGGGCTTGAAAACCGGCCCGCCAAGGGAGGCAACGCCGACAAACTGTTCATTCAAGGCGCAACGGTCCCGATAGACGCGCCGATTCAGCCGGGACCACAAGCGGGGACGCCCGCCGGAGACAAGACACAATGACCAAGGTGGAAAAGCGCGCGGCAACGCAGCCGGTGGCCGTGGATGGCATGACCGTAGCGGGTTACGCCGCCGTGTTCAATTCGCCGACCAACATCGGTGACATGTGGCAGGAGGTGGTTGCCCCCGGCGCGTTCGCCGACACGCTGCGGGCGAACGATACTGACGTTCTCGCGCTCTACAGCCACGAGATCGAACGGCTCCTGGGGCGGCAGTCGTCCGGCACGCTGCGGCTGGCCGAGGACGACAAGGGCCTCGCGGTCGAGATCGACCTGCCCGACACGACCGATGGCCGCGACGTGGCCACCCTGATCAAGCGCGGCGACCTCAAGGGCATGTCGTTCGGGTTTTGCGTCACCCACGACGAATGGGACGAGACCGTCACCCCGCCGAAGCGGACGATCCATGCGGTGGATCTCATGGAGGTGACGATCACGGCGAGCCCGGCTTACGAGGACACGGAGTGCGGAATGCGCTCGCTCGAGCAGGCCCAGGTGGAACGCGAGCAGCGCCAGCGCGAGGCCGAGAAGAAGGCCGACAACTACTTCAAGCGGAAGGCCGAGACCGAACAGAGGGTTCGCGGCATCCGCTGACAGATTCCCGGCGACCACCGGAGGCCCACGGGGGGCTGATCCCCCGCCGATGACCCGCCATTCCGGCGGGTTTTTCTATGGAGAAATGCAATGTCTCTGACTGCCCTTCAGGAGCAGCGCGGTCGCCTTGTCACCCAGGCCCGCGAAGCCCTCGACGAAATCAAGTCGAACACCGACGAAGCCCGCTCGGCTGAACTCGAAGCCCGCCACGATGCGATCATGGCTGACTTTGACAAGATCGAGGCGAACATCGCCCGCGAGGAGCGCCAGGCCAAGATCGAGCAGATTGCCGAGGAAGCCCGCGCCAAGTTCCGCCCTGACATGGGTGGCAGCGAAGCTCGCGGGTCGGACGAGCCGAAGGCCCCGGAATATCGGGACGCCTTCATCGCCCTCGCCCGTGCCGGGTTTGATCCGCAGGAACTGAGCCCCGAGCAGCGCGCCGTGATTCGCGCCGGGTTCCAAGCCAAGATCGAAGGTCGCGCCCAGACCGTGGGCACCAACTCGGCGGGTGGTTACACCGTCCCGACCGATCTCGCTGCGGTGGTCGACAAGACCATGAAGATGTGGGGGCCGATGTATGACGAGGCAATCTGCACCGTCCTGAGCACCTCGTCGGGCAACCCGATCGACTTCCCGACCGTCGATGATACCGCCTCGACCATCTCGCAGCACACTGAAGCTGGCGCGATGACCGACGACGGTTCGAAGGACGCATCGCTCAGCAAGATGACGCTGAACGCGTTCGCCTATGACACCTCGTGGATTCAGGTTTCGATGGAGCTGCTGGCCGACAGCAACATCAACGTCGAGACCTTCATCGGCGAACTCCTCGGCGAACGTATTGCCCGCCGCGTCAACACCGAACTGACCACCGGCGACGGCACCGGCGATCCGAACGGCATCGTGACCGCCTCGACCGCCGGCAAGACCGCTGCGCTGACCACCGCGTTCACGGCTGACGAAGTGATCGACCTGCTGCACTCGGTCGATCCGGCCTATCGCGCCTCGCCCAAGTCCCGGTTCATGTTCCATGACACCGTGCTAGCCGCGATCCGCAAGCTGAAGGACGGCCAGGGCCAGTACATCTGGAGCATGGGCGACATCAAGTCGGGCGTTCCCGGCACGCTGCTGGGCAATCCCTACAGCGTCAACCAGGCGATGGCCTCCGCCTTCACCACCGGCCAGAAGCTGGTCCTGTTCGGTGACTTCAGCAAGTATTACGTCCGCAAGGTCGGCGCTCCGGTGATCGGCGTGCGGCGCGAATACTACTGGCCGAACATCGGCCTGGCCGGGATCGTGCGCCTCGACGGCGACCTGATCCAGACCTCCGCCGTGAAGCACCTGAAGCTCGCCTGATCTCCCCAACCTAGGCGGGACTTCGGTCCCGCCGCCTTTTTATGGAGGCCATCATGGCTGGCGGATACAATACCACCGGATACCGCAACGGCGACGGCGTGCTGGTCACGCAGGGCCAGACTGCGGTCACCCAGGCAACCTCGATCACCACGGGTGTTACCTGCTCGGCCTATTCGGGCGTCATCACGACAGTTTCTCAGACGGTCGCTGCCGGTGCGGCGGCTGACTTCACCGTGACCAACACGAAGGTTGCCGCCACCGATACGGTGCTGGTCAACATCAAGTCCACGGCGTCGGCGGGCACGTTCATTGCACAGGCC